ATCTTATCTGGTTCGATCTCTAACATCACAGGGTCTCAAGGTTTAATTACTGGGATTACTGGTTCAGGTATCTTCTATCAATTCCAATTATTCCGTCAAACGTCTAATTATAGTGAAGAGATAGTAGCAACTCCTGAAAATGGTACAGTAGTTTACAATCAAACTTGTAACGCTGTATTCTTCAAGATGCAAACTGCGACTCGTAACCAAGTAAGAGTATTAGCACAAAACCCTAACCTATCAATTATTATTGAAACTAATAATGGTAGTGAAACAGGAGCCGCTCGTTGGTTCTTGATGGGCCAAGTAAACGGCGCTCAATTGTTGAGTGGTACCAGTCAAACTGGAACTGCGTTCAGCGATTTGAACGGTTATAACTTGGTATTCTCAGGAAACGAGCCTAACCCTGCTTCAGAGGTTAGTGGTTCAGCTACTTCCTTCACTGGTTCTTTAAGTGGTATTACAATTACCTCTTACTCAGGATCTCTCTAATCTTTAAAATAAACCAAAAGGGGGTTGCGCTTAAATGCGTAACCCCCTACTTGGTTGAAAGTAAACTATGCTACAGTTAAACGTTTCATCTACTACAAATTCAAGTGCAGTTTACCCTGATGTCACAGCATCACTTGGTACAACTCAAGTATTACTTGACTTTACTCAATCATACGATTATTCTAAAAAAAGCAATGTTGTTGCTACTTTAATTAATACTCCTGGTCCTACAAATCCTTGGTTAGTATTTCAAGTATCTGGTTCAACTTTACCAACAGCATCAGGACAATATGATGTTAATATTTGGGAATTTACAGGTGTTGGTTTAGGCACTTGGGGATCACAAAATACATTATGGACTAACACTAATGTTGAATGGGATGGAAGTGGAGGATTTAATAAAACTGTTTTATTGTCAACTGACAGAGCATTTATTTCAGGCAGCAATGGAGTAACTACAACCACATATTTATTACCAGCAAACGGAGGTACTTATACTACCTATAATTATCCATAATAATGAGTGAAAATAAAAAATATACATTCAAAACTATTCCACGTAATGTTCAAACTAACCAACGTATTAGTTTAATAGAGCGTAAGAATCAATTCTATATTAGTTTTGGAGCTGACAATGGTTTTCCTAACAAATTAATCGATTTGATGAACTATTCATCAATTCACGGAACTTGTATCAATGCTACAGTTGACTCAATTGTAGGTAATGGTTTAACAAGTGATAAACCTGAGACATTAGATTTTGCAAACTTTGAAGGTGAATCTTGGAATGATTTGCTTAAAAAAGTAGCTAAAGATCTTAAATTATTTGGTGGGTTTGCTTTGGAAGTAATCTGGTCTAAAGATAGAAGCAAGATTGCTGAAGTATACCACATTGATTTTTCATACTTACGTGCTAAAGAAAAAAACTTTAGAGGTAAGATTCCAGGTTACTACATTTGGGATGAATGGAATGGCGTAAGTTCATATGTTAACCAATCATTAGAAGATATCCCATTTTTACCTGTATATAATCCATTAAAAAAAGACGAAGAACCATCTCAAATTTACGTTTATGAAGCCTATCGTCCAGGTATGAAGTATTATCCTGTACCTGATTATGTAGGTGCTTTAAAAGTAATTGAATTAGATGCACAAATTGACAATTTTCACCTTAACAACATTACTAATGGTGTTGTACCTTCTCTTGCTATTACCACATTCACTAATGCAAATGAGGAAGAAAGAGAAGCAATTGAAATAATGCTTCGCAGTCAATACGGTGGTACAGAAAATGCTGGTTCATTAATTTATATGGACGTTGATAGTCCAGATAATGCACCAATCATAACCCCTATCGACTCAAACGGAACAGACGTTTATTATACAACTATAAACGACTTAGTAACGCAAAAAATATTAACTGCTCACCGTATTACATCTCCTATGATGTTAGGTATCAAAACCGAAGGTCAATTAGGTGGTAGAACAGAAACTAGTGAGGCATATTTGTTATTCACTAATACAGTAATCAAACCATTCCAACAAGCAATCTTAGATTGTTTTGATGAGATTTTAAAAATTAATTTTGGTAGTGATTATGTTTTAGGTATTCAGCAATTAAACTTATACAGTGATGATGAGGAAGTTGTTGATGTAGTAACAGGACAAGACAGTGAAGTAGGTGAAGATAATATGTTAGAGGCACAAATTGAACGTGCCGATAGAGTTAACGATCCTAACATTAATCAAGCCGGACAAGAACAACCAATTAACTAAAAATTTTAAAAATATAAAACTATGCCAATTCAAGTCATCAGCGGAACTACCCCCGCAAATACAGGTCAACTAGCTACTCCCGCAACTACTAATTTTGATATTACGTTTGTTTCAGCTAGCTATTTTGACGCTTATGTATCTTCATCAGCTACTGCATCATTAAGAGCAGCAGGTGTTACAGCATTTTCTGTAGATGGAACTAAAGTTGTATTCTATTCAGGTTCAACAGATCCTGCAAATACAGCAGATACCATTTACATTAATGATGTTCCATTTAATACTAGCGCTGCTAATTTTACAGCTACTGCCTCTGCGGTATTTAATACTTCTGCTTCAGCCGCTAATAGTGCTACAGCATATTCAGGATTACAAGGTATTACAAGTGCTGTTTCAGCATCTACTGGTTTATTGTTCTCTGTTGGATTAACAGGTAGCTATGATAATGCCTATAATTTGAACACTCAATATACAGCAGTATCAGGTAGTACAACACTTACTTTTGGTGGTGCTACAATGTACGGACCTGCTGGTTCAGGTATTGTAACAGGTTCATTTACTACAATTACAGCTACTGCTGATGCTAATATTACTGTATCAGGTAGTGCTTTAGGAGTAACTGGATTTGTATTGCCTACAGGAACTACATTTACTGCTTATTCAGCAAGTGTTGCTTCTCCAATAATTCAAGCTATTACAGTTAATAACCCACAAGGTACTGTTGTAGCACAATAATAACTAAAAACTAAAACAATGACTGATGTATTCATAATCAGTGAAGAAAACCTACGTCAATTCACTGACATAAATAATAACGTAGATAGTAAATTACTTAAGAACGCTGTTCGTGAAGCACAGGACATTGATATTCAGCGTTTATTAGGTACTAAATTGTATGAAGCAATTTTAGATAAAATTAAAACAAATACCTTAACAGGTGATTATCAAACATTAGTACTTAACTATGTACAAAATGCTTTATTATATTTGTCATACTACTATGCTTTAGAAGACATTTATATCAGACCACGTAACAATGGTTTGTTGTCTCCTACAGGTGGTGAAAATAGTGAAAAAGTAGATGGTACTTGGTATAATAGAAAACGTGAGTCTGTTAAAAACAAATCACAATTTTATCAAGAAAGATTAACTAACTATTTGATTCAGAAACAAGGTAACTATCCTGAATTGAATGGTAACGTAGAATTACAACAAATGTATCCAGACTTTGGAGTACAATATCGTAATCCTATTGTAATGCGTAGAAATGGAAGAGGATATCATTATAATCAAGCTGTTGAATGTGGATTGCCTGTTTATGATTCTCGTTACCCACAATTTCCTCAATACCCTTATAGGGCTTATATGAACAATGTATCTAATTTTTAATATATAATGGGACGTAATTTAACCAATCTTTACATTTCCTCTTCATTTCAATTTCTAACACAGGTTAGTGGTAGTGAATTGCAAAATGGATTAGGAGATAAAATCACAGGTAGTTTAGATATTACTGCCTCATTAGCTAACACAGCTACTTCAGCATCATTTGCAACATCTGCCTCTCAAGCAGTAACATCATCTTTTGCTTTAACAACTATAAGTGCTTCATTTGCTACTAATGCTACTTCTGCTTCATTTGCTTCTACAAGCACATCAGCATCTTTTGCTAGTACATCAACAAGTGCCTCATTTGCAAGTGTTGCAAACAGTGCTTCTTTTGCTAGTATAGCAAATAGTGCTTCTTTTGCTACTTCAGCGTCTCAAGCTATTACTGCTTCTTTTGCTTTAAATGCAGGTGCTACAGTTAGTACTAGTTCATTATTAGTTACAGCTAGTGCTACTAATAATGTGATAACATTCACTAAAGGAGATGCAAGTACATTTAACGTAACAGTAGCTACTGGTTCAGTAGTAAGTACATTCCCATTTACTGGATCTGCTATTATTTCAGGTTCATTAGGTGTGACTGGTTCTTATAGTTTAACTAGTGGATCATTTAGTGGTTCATTAATTGATAATATCACAGACATATACACTTCAACTCCTAAAGTTGAACATATTGTAACATTAACTCAAGCTCAATAT